GGCATCGTTTCCGCTACGAGAGAAAAGCCCGATGTGTTTACGGACGACAAAGCGACGGCAGAGCAGGCACTCGCAAGCGGATATTTCGAGCTTGTGTCCAGCGATGCCGAAACGCTTGTTGTTGATGACACAGCGGGAACTCCGTTGCCGCCGATTCCTGCCTACGGAGGCAAAACGCTCGATGAGATGAATGTCGCGGAGCTTGAAACCTTTGCGACATACAAGGGCGTGAGCCTCAAAGGTGTGAGAAAGCGGACGGAGATCATCGAAAAGCTCAGAGCGGAGCTGCCTGCGGAGGAGCTTGAGGGCGAAATCGAGTACGGCAGCCCGACAATGGTTGAGCTGGAAGATAACTGAAAGGAGCGATCACCATGAATCCTATGCCTATGGATTTGGGCGTTTGCGGTGTTGAGCAGATGCTCTACGCCGGAACAGTCAAGTACAACGACACGGGCGTTGCGACCGGCATCAAGCTGTGCGATCTGCCCGCAAACATCATTGTGACGAGGGCGGTTGCCGTTGTCACTACGGCTTTCGATGCGGGTACAACGAATGTTCTGACCGTCGGCGCGAACGACGACATCAACGATATTCTCGGCACGAGCGACATCACCGAGGGTACCGCAGCCGCATACAGCAAGCAGACATTCGTCAAGTACACCGCAAAGAAAGCGATCAAGGCAAAGTTCACACAGACCGGCACGGCAGCTACGGCAGGCGCGGCAGACATTTACCTGTTTGTCGTCCGCATTCCGGAGTAACTATGAAAGCGCGGCCGTGGGTAACGCCTCAAGAGGTCAGGGACTATACCGAGAATCCTGCGGTAAAGCAACGGAGCGATGCAAGACTGTCAGTGGATATAACACGGGCGGAGCAGTATGTCATCACGCTCACTCACAACGATTTCAGCGAGTACAACGAAATCCCGTCGCCGGTTAAAACGGCGATACTGATTCTCGCTGACACCTACGCAACAAACGCGATCAGAGCAGCGCGGGACATGAAAAGCGAAACCTACGACGATTACAGCTATCAGTCCGATTCGACCGCGATCTCCGTTGATAGCCTTGACCTTGCCGCATTGCTTGACGGATATGTTAATAACATTCCAAAGGGCGGCGTGAATATGAGGCTGAGAAAGTTATGATTGAGGATTTTTTCGACCATAAGTGCAACATTTTTCACCTCAGAAAAACGGAGGAATCCCCCGGCTTCGCATTGCCGGTATCACCGGAACACACATACCCGGCGGAGCCGGACATTTCCGAGCAGCCTTGCCATTTCGGCGTGAAAAACGCAAGCACAACGACCGTGCAAGGGGAACCGGCGAAAAATCTGGAATCCCGCATCAAGCTCGGTCTGCCGGTCGGAACAGACATCCGACTGAATGATAAAGTCGTTGACTGCGATACTGGGCTTGTCTATACCGCCGAATTGCCGCGAAACATCCGAAATCACCATCTCTTTTGCTACATCAAGAGAGAGGAGAAACAGAGGCCACTGTAATGGCAACCGTGGAATTCGACTTTGACGATTTCAAAGACTTCTTTGAAAAGCTCAGTAAAGCAGGCAGCGGCGATTTCAAAGCAGAGCTGCAAAAATGGCTTGAGGGACTCGGAGAGGAAATGCTCCGAATCATTGAGGATGAGATCGTGCGGAGAGATGTGGTTGACACCCGTCTGCTCCTGCACAGCTTTACAAAGGGAGACGCGAACAACATTTGGGAGATCGACGATGACGGCCTGACACTCACCGTCGGAACCCATGTTGATTACGCATCCTATGTAAACGACGGACACTGGACCTGCGCGGCAGGCGTACAAGCACGATTCGTACCCGGCACTTGGAACGGCAGCAAATTCCAATATGACCCCGGCGCAAAAACGGGCATGATGCTCAAGCAGCAATGGGTACCGGGAAAGCCGTTCTTTGACAGCGCGGTACGGATTTTCAACAAAATGCTGCCGACACTTGTTGAGGCAAAACTCCAACAGTGGATTGACAGCTATTTCGCATAAAGGGGGTTACGGAATTGGTACTTGAACAAGAGCTTGCAAGCATCATGCGATTTATACTTGATGCAACGGACAGCCCTGCGCCGTATTACCACACAATACCGGAGGATTTTCTTGTGCCGTCCGTGTACTTCCCAACGCCGGAGATCACATCAGACGGCGAAACATTCCTGACATACCGGCTTGATTATGTCTGGTATATCAGCTTTTTCCACAGCACAACAGAGGGCGCATACGCAATGGCGCACAAAGCCCTCACCGCGATCAAAGAGGCCCGAAACCTGATACCGCTTATCAGTGATACCGGCGCTGCAACAGGCAAGGGACTCCGCACCAAAGACCCGGAGCTGAAAAAGGTTGCTGACGGCGCATACCGTCTTGTGATTGAATTCGCAAGCCGCAGACCGTACCGGAAATCGGATGCGGAACTCGCGCAGAACTTCACCGTCAATCAATCCATAAAGCCGAATTTCCTCATAACGAGGCAAATTGAGGTCGCTCTGGAATCAGCAGTCGAGCAGTTTCTCACCGACTATCCCCCGGCGGGCGGAGCAGCGGCGGGAGAGCTGCCAAAAAGATAGGAGGTATCTATGGCAAAGGAACCCGTGAAGCAGCCGGATACAACCCCGGCACCCGCAAAAGCACCGGAGCCGAAATTCACACTGGAAAAACTCCGTGAGAATTGCTCTGCGCTCTTTGGCGTATCGGAGCCTGTGTTCATCGGTGCAACGACTGAGCTTGCGGATGGCGAGTACACCGTGAGCGAGATCAAAGCCACGATCAAAGCGTGGATGAAAGGAGAGGCTAAGTAATGGCAGGCGGAACTTTTGACAAGAGTGTCGGCAAGGTAAGACCCGGCACCTACATCAACTTCCAGAGCAGCAAGCAGGACACGATCAGCGGCAGCGACAGAGGCATCGTTATCCTCCCGCTTGCGAATCACAACTACGGACCGGCACTGGAACTCATGACGATTAGCGCGGCAGCGCCGGATGAACACCGAGCAAAGCTCGGATACAGTATCACAGACGACGATACAGCGGGCAATATGCTCCTGATTCGTGAAGCGCTCAAGGGCGCAAGCACGGTCATCGTTGCGATTTGTGCAGAGGGCAGTGCAGCGGCACAGGGAACCGGTGGCGGCCTCAAGGGCGTTGCAAAGTACAAGGGTACGAGAGGAAACGATCTCTCTTTCTCCGTTGTCGCAAACCCGGTTGCCGGTTTTGATGTCAGCGTTTTCCTCGGCGGTTCCGTCATGGAAACCTTTGACGGCATCACGACGGCGGCAGGACTTTCCGGCAAGAGCGAATACATCACATTCACCGCGCAGGGTGAGAGCGGAATGTCCGCAGTTGCAAGCGTGGCACTGACAGGCGGCGCAAACAACTCCACCACAAACGCCGGTGTCGCTGACTTCCTCGCACTTGCTGAGAGCGCTGCATGGAATACAATGGCATTCCCGTTCACGGACGCTTCGCTGCAAGCACTCGCAAAGGCGAAAATCCGCTATCTTTACGAGGATGCAGGCAAGACCGTTCAGGCGGTTTGCCCTAGCTTCAATGCAGACTACGAGCGCATCATCAATGTGACGAACGGCTACACGCTGGAAGATCACACGCTGACCGCAGCGCAGGCAACCGCATTTGTCGCCGGCATTACCGCAGGCGCAGACGGAACGGAGAGCAACACCTACAAGGTGGTTCCCGGCGCTATCGCAGTCAACGGCGCAAAGACGCATGAGCAGGCTGTCGCCGCAATCAATAACGGTGAGTTCTTCTTCTCCGTTTCAGACGCAGGCACGGTCATTGTCGAGGTTGACATCAACAGCCTCGTCACCATTTCCGCAACCCGTGACAAGAGCTACCGCAAGAACAAGATCATCCGCATCTTTGACAGCGTAGCAGAGGCCATTAAGGCAAACTTCCCGCCGAACCGCTTTGAGAATAATGAGGACGGCTGGAATGTCATGGAGGGCATCGGCAAGGCGATTCTCAAGCAGCTCGGCCCGCGCAATGAGGGCGGCAGCGGCGCGATCATGAATATTGACTATGATACGGATTTTGTCGTTGACAGAGAGATGTCGAGCGGCGATTCCACCTATTTCAGCGTCGGTATTCAGCCGGTCGATACCGCTGAAAAGCTGTATTTCACGGTCACAACCAGATAAGGAGGTAAGCTGAAATGTCGAAAATGGAATACAATAAGAACCCGATCTCGCTGAGAGAGGGCAAGGTGTTCATCAACGGTGTGCAGGCACTTGATTGCGTTAAGTGCGAAATCAAGTTTACACCGGATGTCTGGACGGGCAGACAGCTTGGCGAACGCACTCCGTCCAGCCGTTGGCTCGGTGCTACCATTACCGGCAGCATCACACGCAGACGCTCCACTCCTTTCCTCAAGGAAGTCATCAACGAGTATCTGCGTACCGGCATCACGCCGGAGCTGACTATTCAGGGCATCATGGACGACAAGGGCAGCGACTACTACAACGATAATGGCACCGATACTGTTACCATTACCGGCTGTGTGCTGACCGGCGATCTGCCGCTCACCGCTCTTGACAGCGCGGGCGAAGTCGTTGACGATGTAATCGGATTCAACGGCAAGGATGTCATCATGTAACTTTCCACGCATGATGCGCTGAAACAGGGAGAGCCGCCGGGATTTTTGCCCGACGGCTTACCCGCAAATGTGAATAATGAATTATGAGACGGAGGTAACAACCCATGAGCAAGAAAGACCTGAAATACTTTATGCGTGCAGCAGAGCCGGAGATCGTCAAGGCGAAAGGACCGGAATCGTTCAGGGATGAGAATGGCAATATCATCGACTTTGAGATTAAGGCGCTGACACAGGCAGAGATTCAGAAAATCAATGATCTTTACCGTGAGCGCAGAATTGCGACGGACAAGAGAGGAAACCCGCTTGTTCAGAATGGTGAGGTCGTATTCCGCGTGGAACGGGACAACGCAAAGGCAACCCGGCACATCATTGCAGAGGCACTTGTCTATCCGAATCTGAAAGACGAGGAACTGATGAAGTTTTATAACTGCGTCGATGTCACGGAAATGCCGCTGCTTGTATTCTCCCGTCCCGATGAGTTCCAGTATGTAATGAGAATCGTTATGTCCGCGCTCGGAATCGGGGATTTCGATGAGGACGGCGGAGACAGTGAGGTTGTTGCAGAGGCAAAAAACTGATCTCTGACAAGGGAACATTCGAGTATTGGGCGCACATACTGTGGCAACGGCATAACCTCCGCATGGAGGAATTTAACGATATGCCGAGGGAGAGAAAGCTGTTCTACATAGCGTCCGAGCTTGTTGAAATGAAAAACCCTTGCAGACACGATACAATGTTAAGAGGAGGCGGTAAGTAAATGGCCGACTTGACAGCGAAATTTAGTTTGGTCGATCTGATAAGCGACAAACTCTCGTCCATAGCTGATGCTGGACAGAGAATGCTCGATCAATGGAGCCAGACGGAGGATGCGGCAAGTTCAGCTATGGACGGCATCGCCTCCTCTTCTTCTGGTGCAGTCAGCTCCGTTGACGGCGTAGCGAGATCACTTGAGGACATGAACCGCGCAGCAGACAGCGCAAGATCACCGGCGGACGGGCTTGCAGACGCGCTTGCCGATGTCGAACAGGCGGCACAGGATGCCGCAGGCGCAGGCGACAGCATGGATGCAGTCGCGGAATCCGTTGAGCAGCTTGGGAGCGCGGCAGCAGACGCAGCGCAGACCGCTGACGAACTCTCCTCTGCCGCAGACGGATACGGCTCCGCAGCAGCACAGGCAGCGGCGGACACCGACATTTGGACGGATGCCGTCGGAAATTACGACAAATCCGCATTGTCAGCGATCTATACCACGGAGGAGCTTGCTGAAATGGGGCTGCTCAACGCAGATTCCGTCAACAGGCAGGCGGATGCTACGAGGGAACTAGAGGAAATGGAATCCCTCTGCGAACGTGCGGCGCAAGCGCTTGTTGATGAAATGGCAGATGCCGCATCGACAAGCGAAAGCCTTTCGGCCGCTATTGAGCAGACAAGCACTGCAATAGAATCTCTTTCCGACGGCGGAAGTAATACGGCAGATCAACTGGAACAGCTCGAAACTGCATCCAAAGCGGCAGCAGACGCGCTGCAAGCACTCCATGACGCGCAGGATGCAGCCGAAAAGGCACTTGCCGACTACGACGAAACGATCATTTCCGGTACAACCGATCTCGCAGAGCTTGAGGCGGCCGCAGAGAGAGCCGGTCATGCCGGTGAAGCGCTTGCGGAGGCAAACATCAAAGCAAGCAACGCAGCGGAGGACCTTGCGAAAGCTACACAGGATGTTACGGACAACGCAGACAAAGCCGGAGAGAGCGGCGATAAAGCCGGGAAATCTGGAACAGAGGCCATTGAGCAGATTGCTCAGGCTCTTGCGGCAGCGGGAATCACAGCAACGGTCAAGGAGATTGCAGAGGGCGTATACGAGCTTGCAGACGCATTCAGTGAGGCGGAAAAGATCGTTGTCAATGCAACCGGAGCGACCGGAGACGCACTTGACGGGCTTGAGGAAAGCATGATGCAGGCGTACACCGGTCATCATCAGGACCTTTCGGACACGGCAGGCGCAATCGGAGAGATCAATACCCGCATGGGGCTGACCGGAGATGCGTTGACCGATGTTACCGGAAAATTCCTTGATTTCGCCTCGATCACCGGCAGCAATGTTGTCACATCCGTTCAGAATGCCACCAAGATTATGAACAAGTGGGGCGTGGAACAGGAAAATGTCGAAAGTGTGCTTGATAAACTTGCATACGCAGGACAGATTTCAGGCGCATCCGTAGACAGCCTCAGTCAGACGCTCATTACCGGTTCGGCAGCTTTCCAAGAAATGGGGCTGTCTCTTGACAACACGATCTCCCTGCTTGCTGCTTTTGAGCTGTACGGAATGAACAGCACAACGGCGATCACCGCTATGCGTACTGCCGTCAAGAACTTCTCTGACGACGGCATAGAGGCATCAGAGGGGCTGCGTACAACAATCACGCAGATTCAGAACATGGAAAACGCGGCAGAGGCTACGGCTCTTGCCGTTGATGTGTTCGGAGCGCGGGCAGGCGTGGAAATGGCAAACGCTATTCGTAACGGCGCGATCTCGATTGAGATGCTGAACGGCGATCTCGAAGCAGCGCAGGGAACGCTCCGTACAACGGCGGAGGCAAGTGAAACGCTGTCCGAGAAATGGGAGAAATCCAATAATAAAATCAAGGCGGCATTCACTTCTGCCGTTGAACCGACGCTCAACAAATTCTCGTCTGGCATGGCAAATCTGGTCGGACGGTTTGGAGACTTCCTCGGAGAACACCCGGCACTCACGAAAGCACTCACCGCTCTTGGCGTTGGTCTGGGCGTTGTAACAGTAGGTATCGCCGGGGTAGCTTTTGCAACATCAAGCGCGATTCCGGCTATTGTTACTTTTGCTACGACAATCAATGCCGCGCTCGGACCGGTTGGCTGGATTGTGCTTGGCGTAACGGCAGCAGCCGCAGCGATTACTTCCTTTGTTGTTCTCATGAACGATGCCGATGATGCTATTGCAGAGTATGACGGCACAATGGAAGAATGCGCGGCAGAACTTGAACGCACACAGAGAGCCTACGAAAAGGCTTGTGACCTTTACGGAGAAAACAGCAGCGCAGCGCAGGAACTTTCCGACAACCTCAACACGCTGAATAAGCAGTTTGAAATGGGCGGCGGAGAACTTGCCGTGTATGCGGAAAAGGCGGAAAAACTTGCGGAATCATTCAGACAAGTGTCCGAGGCGCAGGCGAAAGCCATGAATGAAATCGACAAGTCTGAGACATCCGGCATGACCGCTGTTGCAATGCTCTCCGCTCTTTCGGAACAGTCTACGCATACAACCGCAGACCTTGACCTCATGAGCCAGTATGCTGACTACCTCAACGATGATTTCAACTGCGACATTCATGTGAACTACAGCACCGGAGAGCTGACGGGCTTTAACCCTGAACTCGTTACAGGCGCGATTATTGAGGCAGCAAACGATCAGCGGTACCAGAACGCTTTGAAGTATCTCAGCGGAGCCGATTTCCAAGACAACTACATCGAAGCAAAGCGCGGCGTGGTCGATTTGCAGGCGCGGTTGCAGGCACTTTATCAGGAATTAGAGGCAAAGCAGAATATTACCACATTCTCAGACCCGAATGAGGTAGCGCAGATGCGCGGCACAGATCAGATTGAGGCTGATATTGCAAGCGCAGAGGCTTCACTCCAAGAGTATGAGGCTGTGTATTACAAGGCGGCAAATGAAATCTATTCATACGGTCGCATAATCGACGACACAGGGCAATTCGCAAAAACCCTTATCGGTACGCTCGACGAAATGGCGACGGCGACCGACGATGCGACAGCATCGACACAAAGGCACACCGAGGCGCTTTCGGCTGCGGAAGAGGGCGCACAGGCAGCGCAGGAAACATGGAAACTCTACCAAGAGCAGATCATGGCTCTCTGCGAGGCTTATGACGAGGCATATCAAGCAGCATACGAGAGCTTTCAGGGACAGTTTAGCCTGTTCGATGAAGCATCCACCAAGTCCGAGGAATACATGAATGCGACAGTCGAGAACGCACAGAAAGCGCTCGATTCGCAGCTTGCATATTGGACGGCATACGGCGAAAACATTGAAGTCCTCAAAAACACATCCGCAGCAGACCTCGGAATCACACAGCAGAACTATGACGCGCTCATGGCTTATGTGCAGGACGGCAGCGAACAAGCGGCCGGACTTGCGGAAAGCATGGTAGCAGCGATTGAAAGTGGAAACACTGATGCTGTTTCAAAACTCGCAACTACTCTTGGCGAAGTCAATACAAAGCAATCCGAAATTTCCTCGGCAGTGGCAGATTGGCAGACAGGATTCTCCGCGCAGATGGACGAAATCCTCAACAAAATGAACAGCACGGTTGAGGGGCTGAATCTCAGTACAGAGGCGAATGCGGCAGCTACATCCACGATGAGCGCATACGCAAACGCGATCAAGACCGCAGGCGACAGCGCAGTAACAGCGGCTCAGAGCATTGCAAACCGCGTGAAAGCGGCCTTGCAATCCGCAAGCACGAACATCAACATCGGAGTCAGCGGCGGCAGCGTCCCCGGTCACGCAACCGGTACGACAAACGCGGAAGATGTGTTCATCGCGGGCGAAAACGGGCCGGAGCTGATTGTTGGCAAGGCAGGCAGCACGGTATTTCCGGCGGAGGAAACAAACCGGATTATTCGTGCGATGCAGACACTTGACGGCAGCGCGGTAATTCCCGGCGATTCGTACCAGACAGCAAACTATGACAACCGCGCATACCGCAGCTATTCAGAACAGACATCATCCGAGATTATCAACAATTACACGACATACGACAGCGGCAAGGGGTACGACGACGAAAAACTCCTGCGGCTGCTTAACGGCTTTGTGTCCGTCCTTGCATCTATCGAGGGCAAATTGCAGCCACAGAAAGCACCGGAACCGCAGCCGATTGTCGTTGACGCTTACGCAACCGGCACAACGGATTCCGATGATGCCTTTATTGCCGGAGAAAAAGGACCGGAACTTATCATCGGTCAGCCGGACAAGACCGTATTCCCGACGGAGGAAACGGAGAAAATCGTCACGGTTCTCACCGGCGACGATCATTCCGTTGCAGACGGGCTTGCACAGCTCTCAAAGGCGATTCAACCGGCGGGAGACACGATCAGCAGCTATCAACAGAACATTGAGTACGGTGACACCGCATTCACTCACACATACAGCACAGTATACGGTGACACGGCAAGCTACATCACCGATCTGCTCACAGAGTACGGTGACAGCTACAGCACGGTTGAGGGCGATATTGCGAATGTCTTTGAGAAAGATTACACAAGCATCGCAAACAAAGACGAAACGACATCCTCTCAGGCATTCTCAGACGACCACAGTAGCGTGATTGGCGACACGGCGACAACTTACGAGGGCGACAGCAAACGCCTTTCTCAGAGCATTTCCGAGGGCGACATGGCTATTGCAGAAACAGACATCAGCAACCGGTACGGTACGGCATACGACACGGCATACCGGTACGGCGATGTTTTCAAGACTGCATATGACACAGCCGAATACGGCGCAGCAATCCGCAGCATCGTGAACAGCAGCTTGACCGGCGACACCGCGCAGACAGAACAGGCATTTACCGACGACCATAGCAAGACCATTGGCGAAACCGTAACGCAGTACAGCGCGGCGGAAAGCACGAACAGTCTTGCAAACGCGGTCAACACACTTTCTCAGACGCTCTCAGACGACCACAGTAGCGTGATTGGCGACACGGCGACAACTTACGAGGGCGACATAGCAAGCGCCTCTCAGAGCTTCTCTGAAAGCGTCAGCGCTATCACAACAGCACTGAGCCGGAGCGAAACAGGTGGAAACGCTTTTAGTGATACCGCTTATTACGAATACGGCGATCAGGAAATCGGCGGCAGTACCGAAACGGAATCGACGACATATATCTACGGTGATTCTTTTGAGTATGGCGGCGATCTTTTGCAGCCGACATCAATGCCGGTCGCAAGCAATTATTACGAGTACGGCGGAGATACGACAAGCAGCGTCCAGAACAGCACCGGAGCCGCCGAAACAGCGTACACATCGTTTATCAACAGCATTACCGACGGCATGAACGCTCAATATTCAGCGGTTTACGGCGGAACAGACATCGCATCCGCATACGAGTACGGCGGTCAGACATTGAACACAGACGCAAGCGCGGCGAACAGTCAGCAGGCATACTACATCACCGACAGAACCGAAAGCAGCAGCCTTAACACGGCAGAAAGATACGGGGACACTTTCCAAAGCTACGCCGAAACAAACAGCGCGGTTACGGATGGCTCTCAGGCTTTCCAGAATAACACCACAGCCGTGTTTATGCCGCCTCCGCAGCTTTTGACGGCTATGTTTGAAACCGCGCTCAGAGAGCCACAGGACGCGCTCTCGATCATTCAGATGATTCAGGACGCGGCAGCTATCAGCCTTGAACAGCCGGAGACGGTAACCAGCGCGGAGATCATCGAACCGGACAGAAACCCGCCTCGGATTCTTGGCGGTGATGAGCATGACGGTGACCGCAGCGAAACCGGCAGCACGGCAGACAGCAACACAGACAAGTCAGAACGCAGAATCATTATTGAGATTGCAGGCAACGGCAGGATTGATGTCACAGACGGCGTAAACCGCGATCAGGTGCTTGAGCTGATGCAGGACAACCTCAAACCGGTTCTCATGGACATCATTCAGGGCGAAATCTTTGAGGAGGGAGAGCGTAACTATGACTTCTGATTATCAGTTTTGGCTTACGGCAAACGGCGAATCGGAGAAAATACAGCTCCCCGTCAACCCTGAAAAATTCGATGTTAAGCGTAGTTCCGGCAATGAAAAAGTAACCATTGCCGGACTAGGCGAAATCACGATCATTCAGAGCAGAGCGGCGATTCAGTTTTCATTCAGCAGCTTTTTCCCGTCTTTTGCCTTTTTCGGCATGAAAACAAAGACGGTCACAGCACCGTTGAAGCTGATAAAAACGATCTGCGACTGGATGGAAAGCAAAAAGCCGATTCACTTCATCGTAACATCCTGCGGCGTAGACATTTACTGCACAATCGAATCTTTCAACTACTCCGAAAAGGGCGGAGATGTCGGAACATACGAATACACGATCTCGCTGAAAGAGTACAGAGAGGTCACGGTCCGCCAGATTGAAGTGAATACCACAACGCAGACAGCGACAATTCAGGACACAGAGCAGCGTGTTGATAACACGGTAAAGCCCAAGACATACACAGTTGTACGCGGCGACTGCCTTTGGAACATCGCAAAGAAATACTACGGGGACGGCTCAAAGTGGCGAAAAATCTATGACGCAAATGTTAGCCTCGTTGGGTCGCCTCCGCCGGGGATGATTCACCCCGGCTATGTATTGACGATACCGGATTAGGAGGTGGGCTATGGAAAACGGCGTCAGCCTTTTGCTGTTCAAGTCTGCCACAAACGGCATCGACATCACAAATCTTGTGGAATCATACAAGTGGAAAGGCAGAAAAAACAGCGCAGCGCGGAGCCTGACTGTAAAGCTGCTTGACGACGACGGCTACCAACACGCAAGAGCCGGAATTGATTGCGAAAAAGGGCATCAGTGCATCTTTTACGAAAATGGCGAGGAGCTTTTTCGGGGCATCATTATGACGACAACGGATACGCAGAAAAAGCTATCCACCTTTACGGCATACGACAACTGCATCTACCTTTCCAACAACAAAGACACATTCACATACGCGGATAAAACCGCGTCGGAGATTTTTGTGGATGTCTGCACACGATTCGGCTTGCCAATCGGACAGGTAGACAACTGCAAATACCGCATTCCGGAGCTTACAAAGAGTAAATCGACCGGGTGGGATGTAATTGCGGATGCTCTGAGCCTTGATTTCAAGAACACGGGCATCCGGCATTACATCATTAGCAAAGGCGGCAAGATCAGTCTTATCACCCGCAGAGAGAATATTCTGCAATGGGTTCTGGAAACAGGAAATAACATCATCAATTACAGCTACACAAAGTCGATCGAGGACATAAAGACGCGAATCAAGCTGCTGTCCGATGAGGACACTGTTCTGGCGGAACGCAGGAATACTGCTCTTGAATCCTTGATTGGCGTTTTCCAAGACATCGACACGCCGGACGATACTCTGAACGACGCGCAGATACAAGAGCTGTGCGAGAGTATGCTTGAGGAGAAAAGCACACCAAGCAGAACGCTGTCACTGGATGCAATCGGGAAATCCGACATCATCTCAGGAATCGGCGTTTATGTCATTATCCCGCATCTCGGATTGTCCGGCACATTCTATGTTGACGACGACACGCACACATTCACCGAAAATAGTCACCGCATTTCCGTAAAGCTGAACTACGCCGGGGACATCGGGAAAGACGATGAACAGACAGGAACAGCACCGGCAGCTCAGACAAGCCATAAAGTCGGTGATGTGGTGCAGTTTAACGGCGGGTATCACTATGTCAGCAGCGTTGCGAAGAATCCGACCGGCCCGCCTTGCAAAGCAGGACCGGCGAAAATCACGCTCTACGCAAAAGGCGCAAAGCACCCGTGGCATCTGATTCACACGGACGGCCAGAGCCGCGTGTACGGTTGGGTTGACGAGGGAACATTCAGCTAGGAGGGAGCGCATGAACGATGAGTACAGCGGCACAAGTCTGAAAGGCTTGATTATCGGCATGATGCCGAGGGATTTCGCCCTGCTACAAGGAACTGTCATAGGCGTGAATCCGCTGAAAATCCAGATGGACAATGACAGCAAACTTGTGATAGGCAGCATAACAACAATCATTCCCAGACACCTGACGAATCATACGGTGTCCGTAACTGACGGCGGAACGCGAAAAACAGTGACGGTGCATAACGCGCTTTCCGTCGGGGAAAAGGTGCATCTTCTATCCGCGCAGGGCGGAAAGAAGTATTTTGTTTTAGGCAGGGTGTGAATCATGGCAGAGACATTTATTCCGATTCCGGTACAAAAGGTCGAGGAAACCAAAGAGGCACCGTCACTCACATATCGCCTTGATCTTGATACCGGCAGGATCATCGGCAGGGTTGACGAGCTTGAGGCCGTGAACCAAGCTATCAGAAAAGCGATAATCACACCGCGTTTCAAATGCTTGATTTACGACAACCAATACGGCAGCGAGATCGAAGATGCAGTAATCACACAGGACGCGACACGGGAATACATCGAAACGGCGATAGCAGGCTTTGTTACCGACGCGCTCAAGCCGGACACCCGCATAACAAAGGTGTATGACTTCTCCGTTTCATTCGAGGACGACGCGGCCTACATCAGATTCAGGGCTGATACGATCTACGGTGAAACAGCAGTTGAGGAGGTGATAACAAGTGTTTGAGGCATACACATACGAACAGTTGCTTGAGGATGTACTTGCAGCAGCGCCGAGCGGGATTGATACCAGACAGGGCAGCATCTTTCGCGATTCCGTTTCCGGCATTCTTATGAAGATTGCCAAGCTATACACCGATCTCGATCTTGTGTTCGAGCTGACGCAGCTTGACACGGCGACCGGCGAATACCTTGACATCAAATCTTCGGAATACGGCATCACGCGGCACTACGCAACCGGAGCCAAATACAATGTCACATTCACGGGCGTAACGCCGGACACCGGAGAGAGATTCTTCACCAACGGGCAGTATTTCACGCTAAAAGAAGATGACAATGTGCTGTACCTTGAGGCGGAAACCGCAGGCATATCCGGCAACTATATCCAGAACGGAACGCCTGCCGTCCCCGTGAACAATATTCAAGGACTTACATCTGCGACTTTCGGCACAATCCTTGAGTACGGAGCAGACGACGAAACCGACGACGCGCTCAGAATGCGACTGAGGGAAAAGATCGCAATGCCGACGGAGAACGGAAACAAGCAGCATTACAAGACATGGTGCGAGAGCTTTGATGGCATCGGTCGTGCGCGAATCTTCCCGCTTTGGAACGGGCCGAACACCGTCAAGGCGGTCTTAATCAATCCTATTGGACTTCCTTGCTCTGACAATCTCGTTGAGCAGTTGCAGGAATACATCGACCCGGCGACAAAGGGCTACACGGCGACCGTAGGCGGGAAAACATATGTTGTCGGAGACGGACTCGGAGAGGGCGTTGCAAACCTCGGAGCGCATTTCACGGCGGCAGCAGCCGGAGAAACGGTCATCAGCGTTTCATTCAGCGCGGAACTTGTCGCCGGTCAGACGGTTGACAGTGCGACGGAGGAAATGACCGAGGCACTGACAAAGTACCTGAAAGACCTTGTACTGACAACGGAGGAAAGCTCGGATGTCGTCATCCGCCTTTCTTCCATCGGCGCACTGATTGCGGGCCTTGAATCCGTCATTGACTACTCCGATCTTGAGATCAACGGAGGGACGGAGAACATCACACCCGGAGACGACAATGTGCCTATCACCGGGGAGGTGACGATCAGTGTTTTACAATAACGAGAACAATTACGAGGAACTGCTTACATATTACCCTCGTTTTTACCGTGATGTGTATGAAATGCAGGCGATTCTCAAAACAGACGGCGATCTCGTTGACGAATTGCAAGACAACATCGAACAGGTCATTAACAACTGTTTCATTGACACCGCAGACGAAACCACGATAGGAAAGCTGGAACGCTTTTTATACCTCGGACTATACAAGCAGCGCAGCCTAGATGAGCGGCGCAGGCTTGTAAAGTCGTTATTCGTTGGCGGCGGAAAAGTCTCCGCTTCAATGATAAGCGAAATGATTTCCGCGTACACCGGAGCTGCCGTGTCAATCCTGTTCGAGCCTTTTGACGAGGCGTGGAACAATAAGCTGTATATCGACTTCGAGCGCGGACAGGAACGGACGCTGTATCTCAGCGACATTCTTTCGCTGATCGAGAAAAAGATACCGGCGCACCTTGAATACCGGATTGCACTTTGTTACAGCTTTCCGGTCGTCTGCAAGAGCATGACAGGAAAGCATTATATCTACCAGCACGATCTTTGCGGCACAAAGCCGCAGATTGCGACACTGGCGGACAAGATCACGGCATCGACGGAAACCACATCGGCAGCAGGAACTGTTACAAGCGCAAAGTTTGACTACATCCCCTGCGGAACACGGCGGGCGGGCAGCTAAAGGAGGAAAACACAATGGCATTCTGGACAACGGCATTTCTGAACAAGATGCGGCAGGAATGGATGCGGCGCATCGTAAAGGTGCAGTACCAAGCAGGAAATACTTGGTACGACGCTGTCATCACAAAGAAAGAGGTCGTCGGAAACGAGGTGCAGATCACGACAACGACGACCGACAGCTCCAATATCACAATCAAGGCTGTACGCCTGATTGATACTTCCGGCGAAATCGCCGGACAGCGCACCGAAAGTATCACAAAGCTCGGAACGCAGAGCGTCCTCACGATCTGGAAATTCCCGATCTACGAGGTAACGAGCTGAGAGAGGAGGTGAACAGCTATGTACGGTAGGACAAACTGGCGCGATCATGCCGTGTCACCGGCAAACCACTTCAATGTGTCGGACAATCAGGATGGCACAAAGACGATCACGCCTGCCGGTGAAGTTATACAGCAGGGAACAAACATGAGTGCGGTCAACTTCAACAACATTGAGGAGGGCGTATGCGGCGCATACTTCACCGCGCTTGAGGCGGCGCAGGCAGCGCGAATGGCTGCAAGCAAGGCGGACGGCTTGCAGGGCATCATCCTGACCTCGACGCTGACGAACACGGCGAAATACCCGTTTAACAACAGCGTCAAGACTATTGCTTTGAGCGGCGCGAATATGCGCTACACAAAGGATTACACGGTCACTGTTGAAGTAACCGAGTATTCCGGCGGATGCGTCGGTGACATCATCGTTTCCGATAAGCTGCTGAACGGATTTAAGGTCGCGTACACCGGCAGTGCTACGAGCGTCAGCGTGAAAATCTATGTGCAGGGAGGAGTGTAACTGTGGCAAACATCATCATCAAATCAGAGGAGAGACGGCAGGCGGAGCAGGCCGTCGCAAAATCATTCGGAGCGGATAACAGTGCAGCGTCCAGAGAGGCGGTCGAGTGCATCGCCGCACGGACGCATGAGGCCGTCTCCGAGCTGAAAAGAATGGAGGAAAAGCGGAGATGAGAGAAGTCATCATGACACCCGGTACTCACATTGAGTACGAAACCACAAGCAAGTCTATCACCTTTGGCGATGAGGACCTGACGATCAACCTCAAAAATCGCCAGATGGACGAAACAACAAAGATCGACATTTGCAGCGATAAGCAGGGATTCCTCGTTATCGGTGCAGAAACCGGATTCAAGTATGTCGCACAGGTGGAAATCCCGGCACGGGAATACACGGAGCAGGGCGGGCAGCTTGCCCCTGTTCCGTTCAATATCGACGACTGCACAATCTACCTGTGGGGAATGGAGGAGTAACCAATGGCGAATTTTGACGATATGAGGCTTGCTGTCGAATCCCTTTCCGGCGGCAAAAACACAGTGATTCTCGACGATCTCGGTATGCCGTCCGTCGTTGTTCTGATTCCGCAGATCAAGAGCATTGATGTCCTGACCGGAGCGACGGACACCGTACATCCCGCATTCATCGTGAACGGCGTGGAAAAGACGAAAGTTGCCGTCTCGAAGTATCAGAACATCGTTTACAGCAACCGCGCATACAGTCTGCCGGGGCAGGACCCGAAAGCGACTGTAACAGCAGATCAGGCGCGAACATACTGCCGCAATAAAGGCGAGGGATGGGGTCTTATGCCGTTTTCTCTCTGGTCGGCTATTGCGCTCTGGTGCAAGAAAAACGGAACGCAGCCGCACGGAAACAACAATTACGGCAAGGATGTTACCTACTCTTGGGAAAGAGGCATCCCGTCTATGGCTCTTGACGGCAGCGGCAGACCGCAGAGATGCGCGACCGGCAGCGGACCGGCGACATGGTATCACGATCACACACAGGCAGGCATCGCCGATCTCAACGGCAATGTTTCCGAGTGGTGCGACGGCATGAGACTTGTGCAGGGCGAAATCCAGATCATCCCGTATGCAAACTGCATGATGCCGACGGCGGATATGAGCGCTACAAGCACGGAATGGAAAGCAATCAAGGAGGACGGCAGCCTCGTCGCGCCGGGTACTTCCGGTACGCTGAAATACGACTTTGTGAGCAGCAAAGTCAC